TATCTAGGCACAGCGCACAAGCAAGATCTGGCGGTTCGGGACAACCTGAAGGCACGACGCTTGATTCAGTCTGCATGGTATCAGCAACGCTGGCCCATCAAGCTGACAGGCGACCAGAACGCCAAGACCAAGTTCGAGAACGATAGCACTGGCTTCCGCGAGGCGATGGCCTTCGGGTCAATGACTGGTTCGCGGGGTGACCGGGTGCTGCTGGACGACCCCTTGTCCGTTGATCATGCGAACAGTGACGCCGACCTCAAGTCCGCTGAGATCACCTTCACGGAAGCACTGCCCACGCGGGTGAATAATGACGACTCTGCAATTGTGGTCATTATGCAGCGGCTCAATGAGAAGGACACCTCAGGCATTATAATCAAACGCGACCTCGGTTATACGCACCTCTGTCTTCCGATGCGCTTCGAGGCGGAACGGCGCTGCATCACCAGCATCGGCTTCCGCGATCCACGCGAACACGACGGAGAACTGCTATTCCCTGAACGGTTCCCCGAAGCGACGGTGAAAAGCCTGGAAAAGACGATGGGCAGCTACGCGGCAGCAGGCCAGCTGCAACAGCGCCCGGCTCCACGTGACGGCGGTATGTTCAAGCGAGCATGGTTCCCGATTGTGCGGGCTGTACCAGCGGGCACAAAGTTCGTTCGGGGTTGGGACTTGGCTGCAACGGAGGGGGCTGGTGACTGGACTGCTGGCGTTAAGATTGGGCGTCAAAAGAACGGTCGATTTATCATCGCCAACGTCGTGCGCGATCAGAAGTCCGCCGCAGGGGTTGAGCGCCTGCTGACTAATACGGCAAGCCAGGACGGTTATCAGTGCGAGCAGTCCTTACCACAAGATCCAGGACAAGCGGGGAAGCAGCAGGCGTCATACTACATCGGGAAGCTCGCCGGTTACACTGCCCACGCTACAACTGAGTCCGGCGATAAGGAAACCCGAGCCAACCCGCTGTCCGCACAAGCTGAAGCTGGCAATGTGGATATCCTGGAAGGTGACTGGAATGACACATTCCTTGACGAATTGTGTGTGTTCCCGAACGGGGAGCACGACGACCAAGTTGATGGAGCCTCACGCGCCTTCAACACGTTGGCACTAGGCAGTCAATTTGATCTGGAAGCAATGACTTGATGAGGGTACTATGAGCGAACAACAGGCACCAGCCACACGGGATGACGGCCCGTATGAAAACGTCTTCCTGAACGTGGGCACCAAGAATGATCGCAGTGCATACACACGAGCAGTGACGCCCCGCTTGCTGCAATACGGTGAGCTTGAGGGCTTGTACGAGGGTGACGGCTTTGCACGTCGCATCGTTGATCTGCCTTCCGAGGAAATGGTGCGAGCTGGCTACTGCATAGAGGGCGTGGAAGACGACGGTGACGCGCTTGCCGAGCTCGAGAACATCGGTGCCCAGGAAAAGCTGTGTGACGCGATGCGCTGGGCCAGCTTGTATGGCGGCTCCATTGTGGTCATGCTGATCAACGATGGTGGCCTGCTGGAAGAACCGCTCAACGTGGAAGCTGCAAAGTCGCTGGAGCAGTTGCGCGTCTATGACCGCTGGCAGGTTACGCATCGCCAGAAGTACCTTGACCCGAACGACATGCGCTTCGGCAAGACTCAACTCTACATGGTGTCACCCATCGAGGGGACGCCTTACGTCGTGCATGAATCGCGCTGCCTTGTGTTTGATGGAACCCCTGTACCTGACCGCATCCGCGAACGGAATGACGGATGGGGCGCCAGCAAGCTGCAACAGTGCTATGACCAGCTGACGCGCTTCGGCATGTCGCACTATTGGGCGAACCAGTTGCTCGAACGCGCCCAGCAAGCCGTTCATGGTATTCCGGATCTGACAAACCTGCTTCGCAGCCCTGGCGGTGAAGCACTGGTCAAGAAGCGTGTCGATCTGGTGGATATGACCCGTTCGATCAACAACACGATCGTCATTGACGCGGTTGAAACTTACGACCTCAAAAGCACTGCGCTTTCGGGCGTTGCGGACATTGTGGATCGCCTGGGGCTCGCTTTGAGTGCTGTCACTGGCATACCTGAGTCCCTGCTCTTTGGCCGGCAGCAAGGCGGCTTAAACAGCACGGGCAAAAGCGATCTGGAAAACTGGTACGCCAAGATCGGGCAGGACCAGAACACCATCCTTCTGCCGCAGCTTGACAAGCTGGTGACGGTGCAGCTTCACGTGATGGGCAAATATACCGACGACTATCTCATCAAGTTTCACCCCTTGTCCGTTCCGTCCAAGAAGGACACTGCTGAGACCGATTACAAGCGAGCCCAGACGTTCGAGATCCTCAACAATATCGGGGCACTGGACGCGAGCGAAATTCGCAAGATGCTTCCGGACGAGGGTTATGACATCGAGAACCCAGACGAGCTTCCTGAGGGAACTCTGACCGTGGAAGAGGCAGCGGCAGAAGCTGCTGCAATGGTGAAACCAGTTTCACCGGAACAAAAATAATTTGCACAAGTCTAGATTTATCATATACTGCAAGCACATCAACTGCGCTTAGGAGAACGAAATGGCTGACACTGTACAAGAAATTAAGACCCTGCTGAATGAAGGTTGCCTGCTTGCTCTTTCACCGAATAGCGCATTGCTTGCAGAAGACAGTGAAATTCGCGCAGAGTTTGATATAACTAAGGAAGACTACAATGAACTCCTGCCTTATGCCTCCATTACGACCGATTGACGCTCCGAAATTCGCGTATAACGGCGGGAAAGCGAATCTCCGTCGTTTCATTGTTAGATGGCTTCCGCTATCTGGGAGTCACTACGTGGAACCTTTTGCGGGGAGGGGTAATGTGTTTTGGCTGATGCGTACCATCAGCCAATTTTCGAATTACCACATCAACGACATTCGAACTCTTGACTTTTACAGAGCACTACTTGAATATAAAGGGGAAGAATTGATGATTCCCCCTGCTGGAACTCTGATAAGTGAATGGTTGCCAACTGTCCCTCCTCATGTAGCAAGGATTCTGGAGCCCCAATTGTGTTGGGCTGGTGGAACATTCGCCACGACTAAGAAAGCGTGCCCCGTTGGAAATCGGGACATTGTAAATCTTCGACGCACAGTAGAAACAGCAAAACTCCTGCTTGAGGGCGTGCAACTGACCGAATTATGCGCGATTGATATCATTCGTCGTTACACTGACGACCCGTTAGCTATCCTGTATCTGGATCCTCCGTATCTGGGAGCAACTGTTTCAGCGTATAGCGATAAAGATTTGGATTGGGACGAGTTTTATCGCGTGCTGAGTGGTGCGAAATGCAGATGGATAATGAGCGAATATCAACATCCTTCCCACGATGTAGCATTTGGGTTCCCCAAAGTCTTTTATCATACGAAAGTAATGGCGGGCGGACGAAGTAAACCTGCGACGGAGGTTCTGTATTCTAATTTTGAGTTTAGTACGCCCCACATCCTAGATTTCAAAGAAAGCGTGAAGAGTCCATTAAGCACTCGCTGTCTTTATAAAGCGGGCGAGGTGTTGGCACTGGAAGAGGTATTCAATAGGATGCCTCTTCATTGGGATCCAAAGAACTGCAAGATTGAATTTAATATCCTGCAGAAACATCCGAATGTATATTTCGACGGAAAGTTATTGCATTTTTTGGAGGGATTTAGTTAATGGCCAAGAAAACGACCTTCAACAATCCTGACAGCCAGGAGCGCGAATACACGCGCTCTCTGCTGCGCTACTCGAAGCAGTTGCAGGCGGACGTGAATAGCGTACTGCTGCCGCGCTTGCCCGGTCTCAAGGCTGAGTACGACATTGACGCCCGGACGGATAGCTGGATAGACACGCTCGACGCACTGATGGCGGAACTTGCACGACTGGCCTTGACTGCGCTGGGCAGTGTGGTCACCAAGCTGCCTGGAATGTTCAGTGCAGTCAGCAAGTTCAACGAGGGTCAGTTCAAGCTGGTTGTGAAGGCGAACACTGGACTTCCGTTGCCTCCTGTGATGCCCGGTGCGCCTTCGAGT